ATATTACACAGAGACTGAGCTAAACGCTGGTCAACTAGATAACAGATATTACACAGAGACCGAACTTAATGCTGGACAATTAGATAATAGATATTACACAGAAACAGAAGCTGAAGCTTTATTCCTTAGACAGGATTCTTCAGAAACTATTGCTAGTGGAGTTTCATGGTCTAACGCAGATGACAAAGTAGCTACTACTGCTGCAATCAATGCTAGAATTATTGACCTTATTGACGAGGTTGGTGGTTTTACAGCTATTGCTAATGAGACTAGCTTTCCTACAACAAACCCACAGGGAGCTACAGGGCAGTCAGCTATACTAAGTATTCAAGCTGCAAGTACAACTTTAACTCCTCAAAGTGGTACAACACTAACCATAGCAAACGGTGCAGGAACAGGTAACACTGTAACGATTACAGGTGTACCTACAGCAATACCTCAAAACTTTGGTTTTTTAGTAGAATCAACATCTACATTACATACATACAGTTTTCATAGATTAGTACCTATAGCAACACAGGTTAATACTGTTGCTCAAAACATAACTAACATTGTTAATGCTGGTGCAAACGTAGTTGATATAAATAACTTTGCAGACATTTATCAAATATCAGGCAGTGCGCCTACACAGAGAGCAGATGGAACAAGCTTACAAGACGGCGATTTATGGTTTGATAATTCCTCCGATAATTTACGGGTATATGACGGGACTAATTGGGCTATCGTCACCCCTGCACAGAGTGTTCTTGATAATATTGCTATTGTCTCAGGTGCGATTACTTATTCCGAAGACTTAGGTCTTATAAGTGATGCTGCATCTACAGGTAGTTCTAATGGTTCACTTGATATAGTTGCAGACGTTTTAGAAGATGAAATTACATTTACTGTTACAGCAGCCACAGGTAAATTTATCATTGATGGTGTAGATAAACCAGCTCTTACTTTATACAAAGGTTGGACATACACATTTGATGTAAGTGATGCCTCTAACGCAACTCATCCATTACGATTCTATGCTGGTAGTTCACAGTACTCAACTAACGTAACTGTTACTGGTACTCAGGGACAAGCTGGTGCAAAAGTACAGATTGTAATACCAGAATCACAGCCAACTAACTTCCAGTATTACTGTACAAATCACTCAGGAATGGGTAATACTATAACTGTAAAAGATGACCCAATAAAAACTCTTTCAGATATAAGTGCAAACATAGTATCAGTAGCTAATAACAGTGCAAATATAAACTTAACTGCTGGTTCTATTGGCAATGTAAATACAGTTGGTGCGGTTATATCAGATGTAAACAGATATGCTAATGAGTATAAAATATCTGCATCTGCACCATCTAGTCCTAGTAATGGTGATCTTTGGTTTGATACTACCAACAATGTATTAAAAAACTACAACGGTAACGCATGGTTAGGAATTACATCTAACTCAGGTATAGCTGATTTAGTAGATGATACTACACCACAACTAGGCGGTGCATTAGATGGACAAAATAACAATATGTCTAACATCGGTACTATAGATGGTGCTAATTTACAACTCGACTTCGGAACAATTTAATGGCAAAATTATTAAAACTAAGACGTGGAACAACCACGCAACACGGTAGCTTTACTGGAGCCGAAGGCGAAGTTACTGTAGATACAGACAAGGAAACACTTGTCGTACATGACGGCTCAACTGCTGGAGGACATCCAGTAGCAGCAGAAGATATGGCAAACGTATCTTCCGCATCTATTGCTGGTAGATTAGCTAACGACTCTATAGCAACAACTAAAATTGCTGGTGGAGCTTTACCTACAGACGTAACAATAGCTGGTGCCAACTTTACTTCTGGGATAGTTGTTAACGCACATGTTAACCCATCTGCTGCAATAGCTGGAACTAAGATATCTCCTGACTTTGGATCACAGGCTATTCAAACAACAGGAAATATTAGTGTATCTGATTCAAGTGGTAATACTAACAACAGAATAAAACTTGGAAACGGAGAAGATTTACAAATATATCACAATGGAACAGACTCTGCGATTTATGACAGTGGAACTGGAAGATTAAAATTATATTCTAACGGTACTGGAATAGATCTTAGAAAAGATGATGGCACAGAAATGGTCAGTGCAAATACTGATGGGTCCGCACAACTATTCCATGCTGGGAGTAAAAAGCTTGAAACTACAAGTACTGGAGCTACAGTTACAGGAAATCTAACTATGGGAGAAAAGTTGACTTTAAGTGCAACTACTCCAAATATTGAATTTAGTGATACAAACCATAATCCTGATTACAGAATAAAAGTAGATAATGGTGCTTTAACTATCGAGGATGCTGGTGATAATAGTGACAAGTTTGTTATAAATTCAGATGGTCATATTGACGCAAAAACTAATCTAGATTGTGAAGCTGGTCTTGACGTAACAGGTAACATCACAGTTACAGGAAATGTTGACGGTGTAGACGTAGCACAATTAAATAGTAATGCAGGTTCTTTCTTTGCTAATGGCTCTGGATTGTTAGTTAATGGTGTAACTGCAACGACACAATCTGCTGGAGATGCTTCTACAAAAGTGGCTACGACTGCATACACAGATACAGCAATATCAAACTTAGTTGACTCCAGCCCTAGTGCATTAAATACACTTAATGAACTTGCAGCAGCATTAGGTGATGACGCTAACTTCTCATCAACAGTTAACACCAACATTGCAGCTAAGCTACCTAAGACTGGTGGCACTATGTCAGGTGACATTGCTTTTGGTGATAATAATAGAATCAAAATGGGTGGTGACCATGGGCTACAAGTGTATCGTAATAGTAATGTTTCGCACATAGCAGAAAGTGGTACAGGACCATTAAGAATAAGTACTGACGAGTTTCAGTTAATGAATGTTGCTCAAAATAGTACTATGATCTATGCTCCTCAAACTGGAGGAGTGTCAATTAATTATAGTGGTAACACAAAAATTCAAACTACTAACACAGGTGCTACTATAACAGGTACTTGCACAGCTACAGCTTTTGCTGGTGATGGTTCTGCATTAACTGGTATCGTATCGTTTGTTAGTGGTATGATACTTTTATGGTCTGGTTCTACAGGTAACATTCCATCTGGATGGGTACTATGTGATGGAAACGCTGGTACACCAAATCTTCAAGATAGGTTTGTTATTGGTGCTGGTAACTCTTACTCTGTAGGAGCTACTGGTGGTTCTACTACTGATACTGTAAATATTACTGTGTCTGGTACTACTGGCGGTCCGGGAGGCACACAATCTTGGGGTGGTTATCCTCCTCAAAACCAGTTGGCTACTTCAACTCATACACACAGTTTTAGTGGCTCTGGTACTGATACAATAAGTACAATGTCACCTTACTATGCACTCTGCTATATAATGAAAACCTAGTGGAAATACCCACCATTGTAATACCACCAATACAAAAAATAGAAACAATATCTATACCTTTACCTACAGCAGACGTACCATCATACATTCCTATGGTGGTACCGCCTAGCGATCTAGAAGCTCCCGAGGGAGTACAGGCAGAGGCAAAAGATGAACCGGAAGCAACGGGTATAAGACGAGTAGACATACCGTTTACAGATTTTAAAATGCCTGTCCCGGAAAACGAAATTTTAGTAACGGCTGGGACAACTGCGGTTGTCTCTGTAGCAGCCACCCTTACAGCTACAGCAGCTTTTAAATGGGCGGTTACTGCATTGAAACCAATACTAAAAACAACATGGAAGAAGTTAAGCCAAAAAAGCAAAGCTTAATTAGTAAACTAAAAGACATAGGTGAAGAAAAAGAACACACGCTAGAAGTTCTTGGAACTTTAGTAAGACTAGGCGTAGTTGTTTGGTCTGGGTTTATAATTACTATGAATTACATAGATATACCTATGGTTAAGAAATCTGGTAACTCAGATATCACTTTCGTAGCCAGCGTTTTTACGGGCGCGCTGGCAACTTTCGGATTGACTACTGGCAAGAATGGCGGTAGCAAGACACCTACAAATTGCCCAATGGTAAAAAAACCAGAACAAAAATGAAGAAACTACTTCTAGTTCTGGCTTTGCTATCACCCAGCATAGCAAGAGCTAATACTGTGACCCCACAATTTACTTCAGGGTCAATGAACTCAACGACCACTACCACTCAAACTATAGTGGAGACAGAGCAGCGTCAGGTCTTCGGAGCTGAGCTGAAAACGTGGTCTGGAAATAATGTTACAGCCTCTGGCGATTTAGCAGCTACAGGTACAACATTTTCAGTAACTAACAATTCACTACCGTGGAACTTAGAAACCACAACAAGAAGCGCAGGGTTAGTAGAACAGATAGATTTCACAAGAAACTATACAATAAACTCTACTACTACATCGCTGTCTGTATTCTCTCAGTAAGTCCTGTACTTGCAGAAGGAGATACCAATAATAATAGTAACCCAGTAGCAGCAGCTACCGGAAACGTTACAAATCAAGCTGTCCAATTTCAGAATAATGGAGCACCAAGTCGACAAGCCTTTGGTAACAACATATCTTGCAATGGCAGTACAATGACATTTAGTCCATTTTATATGGGCAATGATACAGAACCACAAACAGAAGATGGTTATGTTATCTCAGAAAACTGGGGTTTCCAAATAAACTTTATGGTACCCCTAAATCGAGACTTGACTAAGCAATGCGAACGCATGGCTGAAAGTCAAATACAAAAAAATAAGCTCGATTTTGAGCTCGTACGTGCACTCAAATGTGCCGAGCTCCAACAGAAGGGCTTTACCCTGCTACCCGGTTCACGTGTATATCACATATGCTCCGACGTAGTACCTATTCAATCACTATTAAAAAACAATGTTAGCAATCCTTAAACCATTTGTACTATCTGCACTTAAGTCACCAAAATTTAAAATTTTTGTGGTAGAGCTTTTAGAAAAATTAGTAGCTCAAACAGATAACGATTTAGATGATAAGGCATTAGCCATAGTCAAAAAAGGACTAGGAGTCTAATGGCAAACGTCAGTCTTAAAATCGGCAAACATAAAAGTCGGACTGGCGGACTCACCAAAGCTGGTCGAGAAAAGTACAACAGAGCTACAGGCTCTAACCTAAAAGCACCGCAACCCGGTGGAGGTCCTCGCAAAAGATCATTTTGCGCCCGTATGTCAGGGGTAAAAGGACCAATGAAAAAACCAAACGGCAAGCCTACTCGTAAGGCTCTTGCCCTTCGCAAATGGAAATGTTAATTATGCCCGGACACTACGGAGACAAAAAAAAGAAAAGACCATCTAAAATGATGCCACAATCTTTTCCAAAACCATCTAAAGTTAAAAGAGCTGAAAGACCTAAAGCAAGAACAGGTTCGTTCCCTACTGGTCAACTAAAAATGAATATGAAAAAAATGCCTCCTAAAGTACAGAAAAGACTTATGGATGCAATGAAAAGAAAAAAACAGGGGATGAGATAATGGCACATAAAGGCAAGGGCTCATGTGGCTCGAAAGGTAAAGGCGGAAAAAAGGGGTATAGATAATGGCTAAAACATACGACATGGATGGCTCAGTAACTAACTCTATTTCTGAAAGACAGCAAAAAAAGAAAAAACCTACTGTTGTAGATAAACTTAAAACTAAATTAAAAAATAGAGTTTTAGGTAAATTGTTAAGAGTACCAGATCAAGAAAGATTAAAAAAATTAAAAAAACAAAACAATTTTTAATATGGCTAAACGAGGACTCTATGCAAACATCCACGCCAAACGTTTAAGAATTAAAAAAGGTTCTGGCGAAAAGATGAGAAAACCCGGAGCTAAAGGTGCTCCTACTGCTGCCAACTTTAAACGTGCAGCTAAAACAGCTAAAAGATAATGAACAAAAAAGCAACCGAAGATCAGTTCAACGAGTTGCATAATCTAGTTACAAAGGAGTTTCTCTCTCGCATCAAAGCTGGAGAGGCAACTACTCAAGACTTAAAAGCAGCTTGTGATTGGCTTAAAGCTAATGATATTAGTGGAGTTGCTTATGACGGCAACCCTCTGTCAAAACTTGCACAGGTTATGCCAACTGTTGATCCAGAATTAGTACAGGCTAAACTCTATGGCAGAAACAGCTAAATACTACAGATCCAACCCAAAAGCTAGAGCAGTTAGACTCAAGCAACAAAAAAAATACAACAAAACTAAAAAGGGATTAGCCCTGCGTGTTAATGCAAACAGACTTAATAGACAACTTGGTACCTACGGAAATGGTGATGGGCAAGACGCTGCTCACTATAAGGGGAGTACTACCAAGGGAAGACTCCAAAGTCCATCCAAAAACAGGAAAAGCAGACTCAAAATACGTAAATGACCCCTCTACTACCTAGTCCAAAACATTACTTACAAAATTTAATAACCATGACAAGTTCAGATTCTAAACGGCTCTGGAGAAGAGCTGTAAAACAGCATTTTAATTGTACATGTGTTTATTGCGGAAAAACTTATGAAGAAAAAGAACTTACACTCGACCACGTCATACCTCTTAGCAGAGGTGGAGAAACTCTTACGAAAAATATCGTATGTGCCTGTCGGAAATGTAACCAAGACAAAGGTAGTAGCCATTGGCTCGGATGGATGCGAAAAGTATTTGGATTCCAGCCAATTAGAGAATTATTAATTCATCAACATGTAAGATAAAATGTCACAGGCAAACCGCCTCAAGCTTAGAAAAAATAGAGA